GCCCGGTTGAATCTGGACAACAGCAACGCCACTGCGCGAAAAATCGCGCAGCAAGAACTGTCATCGATCTGTCGCGCTGTTGGCGTTTTGGCTCCCAACGACTCAGTCGAGTTGCACAACTTGCCGCTGGTCATCCATGTCCGCTGCAAGAAGCGGAACGACACGGGCGAGTTGTCCAACGAAATCAAGGGCTTCTCGAAAAAGGAATCGCCAGCCGCTGCTAAGCCGACAACCACTCCAGCTGCGGCGAACGGAACGCCGGCCAGCACGCCACCTTGGAAACGCTGATGCTCGAACTCGATCTGCCCTATCCGCCGAGCGTGAACCATTACTGGCGTCACGTTGGTCCGCGCGTGCTTACCGCACCACGGTGGGCACGATCCTCGCGCTGAGGCGCGTGCGGCCACAGGTTGGATCATTGGCGATCGAGATCGACGTCCATCCGCCCGATCGGCGAAGGCGAGACTTAGACAACCTCATGAAAAGTCTCTTGGACGCGCTCGCCTATGGTGGCGCATACGAAGACGATTCGCAAATCGACCGTTTGTTGTTGATCCGCCGCCATGTCCTCGCTGGCGGCAAAATCCATCTTCTCATCGAACCCTATGAGCAATCCATCGACCATCGACCATCCGCCGCACTACACGTTCAGTCCGATTGAGGTCATCGACGTGATCGAATCGTGGCGGCTGAATTTTCATCTTGGCAACGTCGTGAAATATGTCGCCCGTTCTGACCATAAAGGCCAGCGCCTGACAGACCTCAAGAAAGCCCGCTGGTATCTACAACGCGAGATCGAACGATTGGAGGCACGGTGCAAACCCAACGACGAAGCTGTTTGAAGTGTCGAAAATTGTTCGATTCGACCGGACCCGGCAATCGGATGTGTCACCGCTGCCGGTCGATCAATGATCGCTATCACAACCTGACTGAAGCCCAAATGAATCGCCAACGGGGCGAGAAACGCTGGAACGGAGAATTGCTGTAACGATGGATCTGCGTCCCTATCAACGTGCGTGCGTCGATGCCGTGTACGACCATTTGCGTCGGCGGGAAGATCACCCGTGCGCGGTGGTGCCGACCGCCGGCGGCAAGACGCCCATCATGGCGACCATCTGCCGCGATGCGGTGACGCAGTGGCATGGCCGTGTTCTGATCCTAGCGCATGTCAAGGAACTGCTTGAGCAGACTGCTGAGAAACTCCGCGTCGTCTGTCCCGAGGTGAGTTTTGGCATCTACTCGGCAGGTCTCAAGCGACGTGACACGAGCTATCCCGTGACGGTGGCCGGCATTCAGTCGATTTACAAAAAAGCGTGCGACCTCGAGCCGTTCGACCTCATTCTCGTGGATGAGGCACATTTAATTCCCTTGGATGGGGACGGCATGTATCGGCAGTTTTTGGCCGAGGCGCGCGTCGTCAATCCACACCTGCGCGTTATTGGATTCACGGCGACGCCGTTTCGCTTGAAGACCGGACCGATTTGCACGCCCGAGGGATTGCTCAATCACATTTGTTACGAGGTCGGCGTCCGTGAGTTGATCCGAGATGGCTATCTATGCCCGCTGATTAGTAAGGCGGGCAAGACCAAGGCCGACATGACGTCGCTGCACGTGCGTGGCGGCGAGTTCATGGCCGACGAGGTCGAGAGCCTAATGGACCAGGATGCGCTCGTTCGCGCGGCCTGTAAGGAGATTGTTGAGTTCGCCGCAGTGAGAAACGCTTGCTTAATCTTCTCCTCGGGTGTGAAGCACGGTCAGCACATTGTCGAGACGTTGCGCGCCGAACACGGGTTGGAATGTGGTTTTGTTTGCGGGGAGACACCGACAACCGAGCGTGACGCCACGCTTTCACACTTCAAGGCTGGAGAACTCAAGTTCCTCTGCAACGTCAATGTGCTGACGACCGGTTTCGATGCGCCGCACATTGATTGCGTGGCGCTAGTGCGGCCAACAATGTCACCCGGGCTCTATTACCAAATGGTCGGCCGCGGATTTCGGCTGCATCCGAGCAAGGATAATTGCCTCGTCCTCGATTTCGGCGGCAACGTCCTGCGCCACGGTCCCGTGGACGAGATCCAGGTCACGACGTTGGAACGTGGGAACGGCAAAGCGCCGGCCAAAGAATGCCCGGAGTGCCAGGCCGTCATCGCGGCTGGTTTCGGTCGTTGTCCGCAGTGTGGTTTTGAGTTCCCACCGCCAGAGCGTCAAAAACACGAGGGCAAAGCTAGCGAGGCCGGTGTGCTCTCCGGCCAGGTCACGACAACCAAGCATGTCGTCCAAGACGTCCACTACAGCATTCATGTGAAACGTGGCGCAGCAGAAGACGCGCCGCGTACCTTGCGCGTCGATTACCGCGTCGGCTGGCATCAAACCAAAAGCGAATGGGTCTGTTTTGAACACGAGGGCTTCGCCCGTCGCAAAGCAGAAACATGGTGGCGTCGCCGCTCGCCTGATCCGGTTCCCAGCACGGTCGAGGAAGCTCAGGCGATTGCTGATGGCGGTGGTCTGGCCGAGACACGCGGCATCACCGTCCGTGCCGTCGCCGGCGATCCGTACGAACGAATTATCGATTACGAGTTGGGACCACTGCCAGAAGCGTTGCCAATCGTTCCGCGTGAATACGATCCCAATGAGATTCCGTTTTGATGATCGACACCGCGTCCGCCTATCTCCGTTCCGGTCTCTGCGTCCTTCCCGCCCTCTTGGTGGAGAAAAGGCCCGCGCTCGCGGGCTGGAAGCAATACCAACGTCGCTTGCCCACTGATCGGCAGGTGCGCACGTGGTTTGCAGACGCCCCGGCTCTCTGTATTCTGGCGGGCGCGGTGTCGGGGAATTTGGAATTGTTGGATTTTGATCACGAGGCCGAACTGTTTCAGGCCTGGTACGAACTCGTCGATTCCCAATCACCTGGGCTGGTTGAGAAGCTAACCATTGAACGTTCGCAATCGGGCGGCCGGCATGTGATCTATCGCTGCGAGAAAGCGATCCCCGGCAATCGGAAGTTGGCACAGCGCACGCTCGCATCGCCGGATGCAAACCCAATTGATTACGCCGGTAAGCGCCATGTACCACGAAAGGTTGGCGAGCAGTTCGAAGTCACACTGACGCTGATTGAAACCCGCGGCGAGGGCGGGTTGTTCCTTTGCGCGCCGACTGAAGGTTACGTGTTAGAGCAAGGGACGTTTGAATCGGTGGCCGTGCTGACCGAGGCCGAGCGACAGATTTTGATTCAAGCGGCGTTGTCGCTCAACGAGGTCTTGCCGCCGGTCGCAACGCATCCGCAATCAACGGGCACTGGCCGCCCTGGTGATGAATTCAACGAGCGCGGGGACGTTCGGGAGGTATTGCAACGGCATGGCTGGCAATTGGTGCGGCGCGGCAAGAACGAATGTTGGCGACGCCCTGGCAAGCAGGATGGCTGGAGCGCAACGCTCCAAGACAACGTGTTCTATGTCTTCTCCTCGAACGCCGCGCCATTCGAGCCCGAGCGGGCCTACGCTCCATTCTCGGTCTATGCATTGCTTGAGCATGCCGGTGATTTCGCCGCCGCCGCGATTGCCTTACGCGCGCAGGGCTATGGGGAAACCAACGACAACGATGTCGATCTGTCGAGGATCGTTGGCATCACCACTCCCGCAGCACCCTCCACGCCTCCACCAGTTTATACCGATCCAGGTGTTTGGCCCGATGTATTGTTCCGTGTTCCCGGCTTTGTGTCCGAGGTCATGGACCATTGCCTAGCGACCGCACCATACCCCAACGTTCCGCTCGCGTTTTGTGGCGCGCTGGCGCTACAGGCAATTCTCGCTGGTCGGAAAGTCCGCGATCCGGCCGACAACCGCACCAATCTCTACGTGCTGGCGCTCGCCTATTCTTCGGTCGGCAAGGATTGGCCGCGCAAACTCAATACGACCATCCTCCACCGCGTCGGCATGGTCGAGGCCCTCGGTGAAAAATTCGCGTCTGGCGAGGGCATCCAGGATTCGCTCCTACGCACGCCGTCGATGCTCTTCCAAACGGACGAGATTGACGGGCTGTTGCAATCGATCAACAAGTCCCAGGATGCACGCCACGAAAACATTCTCGGGACGCTGCTCACGATGTATTCGGCGGCAAACAGCATTTTTCCAATGCGGCGCAAAGCCGGAAAAGAAGCCGCCGGCGTGATCGATCAGCCGTGCCTTGTGGTCTATGGCACGGCAATCCCCACGCATTACTACGCCGCGCTCTCGGAGCGGATGCTGACCAATGGCTTCTTTGCCCGCATGCTCATTGTCGAAAGCGGCAAGCGAAGCCTGGGCCAGGAGCCGGGGCTCATCGATCCGTCGGCCCGGATCCTGGAAACGGCCCAGTGGTGGTCGGACTTCACGCCAGGGACCGGGAATCTCGAAAGGTTTCATCCGGTCCCCAAGATCGTCGAGGCCGACGTCGACGCGCGACGTCGGCTAACTGAAGCGCGATTGATCTCTGAAACCGAATACGCATCCGCCGAGGCCCGAGGAGATCCCGTCGGTACCACGGTCTGGGGACGCGTCCCCGAGCAGATCCGCAAGCTGGCGCTGCTCTACGCCGTGAGCGGTAATTACCGCGAGCCCGTGATAAACGCAACCGCCGTGCGCTGGGCAACCGAGTTCATTCTGCACCAAACGCGGCGGATGCTCTTCATGGCTCATAACCATGTGGCCGAGAACCCCTTTCACGGCGAGTGCCTCAAGCTGCTCCGCAAATTGCAAGAAGCGCCCGAGCGCCAATTGCCGCATAGCGTGCTGCTCAA